CCAGACACACTAGATTTGCTTTTACACGTTGCCACACTGAGTAAAGTCAATGTTGAAGTGCTTACTTCTGTTGGCACATTTAATGAAGACCAAGGATACCAAGCAAAAATGCAAAAAAGGTCGTGGTTAGACAAAATGAACATACCACACAAAGCAAATTTTGTTCGGAGCAAAGAAGAAAAAGCAAAATACGCAAATGAGAACACAATTTTGATTGATGACTCTGAAGGGTGTATTAATCCCTTTGTCGCTGCAGGTGGCTTTGGCATTTTACATACTAGTACACAACAAACGATTATTGAATTAAATGAAATCTTTCATCAAATCAAAGAACGTAATGCTTGGCGATCATGAATGATTTATTAAAACCAACTTTTGACTGGATTCGTGATGACTGGTATTCTAATAGACTTCGTTTTATTATTGAGTTGTTGGCTTGGGGGATTAGCATTGGTTGCTCTATCACAATGGCATCCACTGTACCCAATCCTCCGCTACTCATCTTATATCCTATTTGGATCACTGGTTGTGCTCTCTATGCTTGGGCTGCTTATACTAGGAAATCATTTGGGATGTTGGCTAACTACATCTTGTTAACAACAATAGATACAATTGGATTGATAAGAATGTTATGAAAGTACCTCAATTCGATAGATGGAGTCAAGAACTCTGGAATCTGTATGTTCATAAATCAATTTGGGATCATAAACGATATGATATGTGGAAATATACTCAGCAAGAAGAACGAAGAATACATACAAAAAAACAATCACAAAGTCATAATGACAGATCAATTAGTCTAAGAGCACATCAAAACAATATGAAAATGCTTAGTGAATATTCAACATTGGCAGATACTAGACATAAGCGTTCATTAAATGCAAAGATGGGTAATCAATTTTATGTTGTTGGAACACACATTGATATTAAAGTATGAATATTTTTTATCTGCACGAAGATACTAAAGAATGCGCAAAGCAACATCTTGACAAGCATGTTGTTAAGATGATTCTAGAATATGCACAACTTCTTTCTACTGCTCATCGTTTACTTGATGGGCATGAGTATGAAGGTAAGTCTATTTCAGGTCGCAAAGCAATGCGTTGGAAACTAGATGATGATCGTGAAGATAATTTGTATCTTGCATCGCATATGAAACATCCATCAGGTATTTGGTGTCGTGAAACTTCTCGCAACTATATGTGGTTGTACTCTTTGTGGCGAGATCTAATGAAAGAATATACTTTCCGCTATGGCAAACACCATGTTGCTGAAAGATTAATTCCTTTTCTTGATACTTTACCAACAAACATAAAATTTGATGGTATGACTCCAATGCCACAGTGTATGCCTGAAGATTATAAAGTTCCGACTGATTCTATTCAAGCATATCACAATTATTACATTAATGACAAACAACCATTTGCTGTTTGGACGAATAGACCAATTCCAGAGTGGTATGTTTCTGAATGGAAAATTAGAGATCATAAAGCAATCTACCAAAAACAAAACGATAAAATAAAATTCAAAATGATTCCAGCATAAATAAAATTATAGGAGTGATTATGCCAACATATGTATTTCGAAATAAAGAAACTGGTGAACAGTTTGAAAAAGTGATGAAGATGTCAGAACTCGACCCATTCAGAGTCGAGAACCCCCAACTAGAAACAGTAATTCAATCAGTGGCATTTGGTGATCCCACTAAATTAACCACAACTAGAAAATTTGATACAGGGTTTAAAGAGGTTCTACAAAGAATACATGAGAAAACTCCAGGAAGTCAATTAAATAAATCCTCATCACAACTATAAGGAATTCTAATGGCTCGTACCTCAGCAGCAAAAAAAGTAGTAGAAGTTCATCATGAGGAACGTGAGACAAAACCAATTGCTAGCAATCAATTAAAATTAAGATTAGATAATTTAAAAACCTTCCAACCCTTAACTGAAAATCAGAAGTTATTCTTTGATGCTTATAAACTAGGTGACTATTTTATAGCATTACATGGAGTGGCAGGAACAGGTAAAACATTTATTGCTCTTTATAAAGCAATAGAAGAAGTTCTAGATAAAAATAATCCGTTCGATAAAATTATTGTTGTTCGTTCAGCAGTTCAATCTCGTGAGATGGGTCATCTACCAGGAGACGTTGGTGAAAAGATGGAAATTTATGAACAACCATATCGTCAAATATGTCATCAGTTGTTTGATCGCAAAGACGCATGGGATCGCTTAGAAGAGCAGCACCATGTTCAGTTTATTTCTACTTCGTTTATTCGTGGTATGTCTTTTGATAATGCAATCATCATTGTTGATGAAATGCAAAATATGACTTATGAAGAAATTGATACAGTTATGACTCGTGTGGGTCATATGTCTAAAATTATTTGGTGTGGCGATTATCGTCAAACCGACCTAAATAAACGTAAGAACGATGTTACTGGTATCTTGAAATTCTTTGATATTGCTCAGCATATGAAAGCATTTACTCGTATTGAATTTACCGTAGATGATATTGTTCGTTCATCTCTAGTCAAGGATTATATTTTGGCTAAACTAAAATACGAAGATTACGAGGATAAAAAATGATAACAACAGAACAATTTCATCACCTATTTCCACGTGCACAAGACCCAGAGTCATGGGCTACTGCAATGAATGGAGTGTTTCCAACTTATGATATTAATACACCAGAGCGAGTCGCAGCATTCCTTGCTCAATGCGGACATGAGTCTGGTGGTTGGACAATATTTGAAGAAAATCTTAATTACTCTGCACAGGGTTTGTGTTCAATATTTAAGAAATATTTTCCCACATTGGAAGAAGCACAACATTATGCTAAGAAACCAGAGATGATCGCAAATAAAATTTATGCCAATCGCATGGGTAATGGTGCTCCAGAATCTGGTGATGGATACAGGTTTCGTGGACGTGGTCCAATTCAATTGACTGGACGTGCAAACTATACATCATTTGCGAAAGAAATGTTTGATGATTGGGAAAATGTTATTGAGAATCCAGACTGGGTTACTGCAGATCGTGATTTTGCTTTGATGTCGGCAATTTGGTTTTGGAACAAGAACAAACTAAATGTTCAAGCAGACAGCGGTGATATCAAACTAATGACCAAGAAAATTAATGGTGGTTATATTGGTTTAGAAGATAGAATTAAACATTACAATGAGGCTATGCACTTACTCACATGAAATATTATTTTGAAGATTTTATCGGTGTTTTTGATGATGTTATGACAACAGAAGAATGTGGTATATTAATCAATCACTTTGAAGGTCATTCTTCTGTTACTAGACAAGAGCATGACAGAGTATCAAAAATAAAAAAAGAAGACGACACTGTTTTTATTGATGCTATAAGTTATAGGTCTGTGCCATTTAAGGGTATGATAACAGAACGACTACTTTCATGTTATGATCTATATGCTAAAGAATATGCTATCCTTCCTACATTAAATGAACATGCAATAGATTGGTGTATAAAAATTCAAAGAACCCAAGTTGGTGGTGGATATCATGTTTGGCATTGTGAACAAGATGGACTTAAACTTTCTCATAGATTTTTAGCATGGTCAATATATTTAAATGATGTTGAAGAAGGTGGAGAAACAGAATGGCTTTATCAACATAATCGAGTTAAACCAAAAACTGGAACTATCTGTATTTGGCCAGCAGGATTTACTCATACGCATAGAGGTAATCCTCCACTTAGTAATGAAAAATATATTATAACAAGTTGGATTTCTTTTATTAAATGAAAACATTTATACAACATGATTTCCCTAAACTCCAACGTGACACTTCCCCCGATGGCACAAGAGTCTATAAAACACCGACGGGTCGAGCCTATCCAAGCGTCACTACCGTTACAGGACTCCACTCAAAACAAGGAATCCTCGAATGGCGAAAAAGAGTCGGAGAAGCAGAAGCAAATAGAATCTCCAGCCAAGCAAGTAAACGTGGAACAAAAGTCCATGGATATTGTGAATCATATCTCCGCAGTGAACTCTGTGAACCTGACACGTTCGATTCAGAGATATTTGGAAGAATTAGACCCTACCTCGAAAAAATAGATAACATACATGCGTTGGAAACACCATTGTATTCTGATCATCTTGAGGTTGCAGGAACTGTTGATTGTATTGCTGAGTATGAAGGTAAACTCTCAGTTATTGATTTTAAAACCTCAAGCAAACCAAAGACTAGAGATCACATCCATGGATATTTTATGCAGACTGCAGCATACGCTGTGGCATTCGAAGAACTAATAGGAATTCCAGTAGGAAGACTAGTTATTATAATGGGTATAGACGATAATCCGACAAAAATATTTGTCGAAAAACGAGATGACTGGATCGATGGGTTTAAAGACTTGCGATTACAATATAAACAAATAAAATATATTTGACATAAATATAAGATTACTGTATAATGATTATATGGTAAAGTGAATGGTTGTGTGAAGCAACTAGAAAAGTGTTCTGGACGGGAGTTCGATTCTCCCCACCTCCACCAGAAGTATTTTAACACCCAGCAGATAAGACTGGCTCTGTTCGTGAAAAATAAAATTCTTCTGATGGGGGTGACTAGGTTTCGACAGGGCAAAGAGTAACAGAGTGGACAGCACGACAGCGATAGTCGTAAAAACTAAAACAACGTAAACGCAAACGACG